CCCGGCCTCAAGACTTGGTTCAAGCCTTACGGCGGCTATCTGCGCATCAAGGCAATCGAGGCCGGAGGGATCGGCATCGAGGGCTTCGCCCATGACCCTAAGACTGGAGACGGCGTTATCCCCTACCCGTACGCGCTGCTGGATGAGCTACATAGGCACCCGGACATGCGGCTCTGGGACCTCTGGGCGGGCAAGCTGCGCAAGCGCGGCGCTCAGATCCTTGGCATCAGTACGGCCGGGGAGCCGGAAACCCCTTTTGAGAATATGCGCGATGCGATCCGCAATCGCGCTCAGAGCAGGACGCGCAAGGGCGCGCACCTACGGGCGGTAGCTGAGAATGAGGTACTGCACGAATGGATGGTGCCTAAGGACGAGCAATGCTCGGACATGGCGGCCGTCAAGGCAGCTAATCCGCTCTCGACAATTTCGATTGAGGGCCTGACGCAGGATTTCGCGCTCGTTACGAACCTCGGGGATTGGAAGCGGCTCAAGTGCAATCGCCCGACGCGCTCGATCGCAGCGGCGATTACAGATAAGGAATGGGACGAGGGGTACTCGCAGCAGCGTATCCCTGAGGGGGCCGAGGTCGAGGTCGGCGCAGACATAGCGTTCAAGTGGGATTGCACGGCGCTGGTCCCGCTCTGGCGCGCGCCGCGCTTCCGGCTACTGGGCGAGCCAAAGATCTTGACGCCGCCGCGTGATCATTCCTCCATGCACCCCGACGAAATCAAGCACGCTTTCTACGAGCTGGCTACGGCTTACCGGCTACGTACGGTCGTCATGGATATGCACCGCGCGGAGGATATCGCGGCCTGGGTCGAGGACGAGCTAGGCGTGACGGTAATCGATCATGACCACCGCCAAATGAAAGTACACGTCCAGGATTTCGAGGCGTTCATGGACGGCCTGCGCAATTCGACGCTCAAGCATACGGGCGACCAGGGGCTGCGCATCCATGTACTGAACGCTATTGCGCGGCGGCTGCCGGGCGGCGATTACCGCTTCGATAGGCCAGCGCAGGCCCGAGGCGTCGTACACGAGCAGGATCGGCGGGTAATCGATGCGCTGACGGCGGCGGCGATGGTGGTACAGCACTCCAATCGCGCTCCCTCGCGGCGCTCGGTCTATGAGGAGCGGGGGCTACTCACCGCTTAGTAGCTCGACGTCCTCCACGACGAAGCGCTTGAGCGTAACCGACGTTCCGCGCGCTGCTAGCTCGCGTCCGTACTCGCGCAAATGGTGCGCGCGCCGCTCATCGGAGGCGAGCGCCGGGCCGATGTCGATGCTGTGCCGAATAGCGACCTCGCGGGTAATGCCTATGACACCCTCTTGGTTATCGGCCGGGTCGACCCCGGTCAGCATCCATAGCTCGCGGATACGAAAGCCGTCGTAGCGCGGGTCGCCCGGCTCGATGTGCTCGTGCGCGCTCATGACGCCTGCTGGATGTCGAGAGTCTCGCCTGTGGTCTCGAACGTCCAAGCGACAGCGTCGTGGGCTGTCTCGATGGTCGGCGGGACGCGCAGGAAATAGTGCGCATGGCTGCCGTCCTTCTCGGGAGTCGCATTTACGACCTCGACCCATTGGGCGTGCTTGTCTTGGCTGTTGTCGGAGGCCATTCGCCACAGTGTTCCTGAGTCGTCCTGCTGGTAGCGCTCAGCGCCGCCCTCTCGGAGCAGCCTTTCGATTCCGTATTTGGTCATGGCATGGCGGCGAACGGTTACGTTCCGAATGCCGAGGATGAGCGCCGGAGATAGCTGCTCCCAAAGCACCTGCTGGTCCACGATGTGCTGGAGTAGCTGGTCGAACGGCGGCGGGGTGCGCCATTGGGGCCGCCAATGCGTCCCCAGCGTCGAGCGCGCGGGCAAGTCCTTGCGCTCATACGAGGGAGCGTCCATTTCTGTCGCGGTAGGCCAGCGGCCCTTTGCGAGCGCCCAAGCAAGCACTGCGCGGGCGAGAGAATCGCGGTTCCAGTCGCCCTGCATAGGGACTGCCTTGTCGGCGCGTTTGAACTCCCCCAGCGTCAGGCTCAGCGCCTTGCGAATCTGGGTGTCGCTCCAGCGCTGCCTCAAGTTACGCTGAGGGCGGCGCAGGGCCGCAATCATGCGACCCTGCTCCTCCGGCGAGAGATCAGTCATACACCCAGCGGGTTGAGGGGCGGCTGCGCTCCCTGACACCGCCGGATGGCTCGCGCGGCGGCTCGTACTCGCGCTGGCGCTGGATGACGTAGTCGCCGTGCGGTAGCTCGATGGTGTCGTGCTCCTCATGCACGAGCCGCGCGCCCCGGCGCGATACGTGCAAATAGCGCTGGCCGTCCATGATGTGTAGGCGCGCCCATGGGTCCGTGACGACATGGTGGTGGCCTGTCGCCTCTCCGGCTGCGAGCACGATCCCCTTGACCTTGGGGTATTCCCAGTCGCGCTTCAGCCGGTGGGCCGCCAGCGGGATGTTGGCGATGGGCTTGAGCAGTACGTCTCCCTGTCGGTACACAGGAATCCTCCTTGGGGTGGCTTTTGCCCTTAAAGGGCCGGGCCAATATAGCAGCGCTATGCAGACGATTGAGAGAGGGCTTACTTGAGAGTATTTCCGAGGATTCGTCTGACGCGAGAGAAGGCGCTGACGGCCTCCACGCAATTTCTGGAGGCGGCGCAGGACCGGCGCGTCCAGGTCTACCCCGTGCTTGGCGGGACAACGCGGAATGCGCAGGTCGCGGCTGCCTTTGAGCGCAGCCAGAGCGCGGCCTATGGCTGGCTCTATGTCAATAGGCCTGCCGTGCGCACGGTCATCGACTACATCGCGCGGAACCTCGCGCAGCTACCGCTCCAGCTTTTCGAGCGGGTAGACGACACAAATCGAGAGCGGCTGTACGACCACCCGGCGGCCGAGCTAATGAAGTACCCGGATGACCTGACGCCGCAGACGCAATTCATTTTCAGATTCACTGCTGACTTTCTCGTCTACGACAACGCGTATCTGGTCAAGTTCCGGCCCCCGGAGGCGCAGGGGCGGCTACTGCTCCAGCGCGTCCCGCCTTACCTCATGTCGGTTTCGGGCGGGCGCTTCTACGTCGAGCGCTACCGCATGCACCGCTTTGACGGCTCGTATATCGACTTGCCGCCGGAAGACGTAATTCATTGGCGCGGCTACAACCCAGACGACCCGCTGCTGGGGGTTTCGAGACTGGAGACGCTCCGAGATACGCTGGCTGAGGATTCGGCCTCGCAGGCGGCGACGGTCGAGCTGATGAAGAACGGACTCAAGGGCGGCCATATCGAGCGGCCTTTGGAAGCGCCGGAGTGGTCGCCGGAGGCGATGTCTCGATTCCAAGAGGCGTGGGCGAATCAGCGTACGCGCTCGCCGCGCACGGATCCAGTTCTTGAGGAGGGCATGAAGTGGGTACCGACGTCGCTCTCCCCTAAGGACGCCGAGCTACTCGCGGGCCGCCGCTTTACCGTCGAAGAGGTGGCGCGCGTCTACGGCGTGCACCCGCGCGTGCTTGGCCTCTCTGAGGGCGGTAGCTCGACGGAGATTGAGGACCTCCGCCGACAGGTCTACACGGATACGCTGCCGCCGCTGACGCAGCCGCTGGCGGCGCAATTGGATGAGGGCTTGCTGCGCACAGAATTCATGGAGGACGACCTTTACTGGGAGTTCAACCTCAACGAAAAGCTGCGCGGCGACCCCGACAAGCGCTTCCAGGCGATTACCGCTGCTGTAGGCGCGCCTTGGTTGCTCCGTAATGAGGCGCGAGCGCTGGAGAATCGGCCGCCGGTTGAGGGCGGCGACGAAATCGTAACGCCGCTGAACGTGCTCGTTGGCGAGAATCCCAAGCCAGCCCCGAACGTCATGGGGCCGCAGAACCCGCTCGGGCCACCGCAGGGCGGCGGGCACCGCGAGGAGGCAGCGGCGGGGCCGGTGGAGGTAAAAGAGGTAGAGACCCCCGAGCCGCCGCGCGAGCTACCGGCACCCTACGCGGAGCGCGCCCTGCACAAGCTGCTGGAGCGTTTCTTTACCCGGCAGGCGGATAGCCTCCGGGCTGGCTCGGGCAAGTTCACGGCTAAGCGCTGGAACCGCGAGCTAGGCGACGACTTGTACGTCCTGCTGCGCGAGATAGTCGGCCGCGAGAGCGGCGAGCGCTACGACCCGGCGGCGGACGATGATCCGAGGCTTAAGGTCATGGCGGCAGGGGCCGCTGAGGGAATTAACGAGTACGTTCGGCAGCAGCTAGCCGGGGCGGATCGTCGGAAGGCGCTAGAGCGGATACAGAGCCGCTGCGGCGAGGCTGCCGGGCTACTTGCTGCGCAGGCTGGCGAAATGGCGCTGGAGCGTAAGGCGATGACGATGGGGCGCTCGCTCTCGATGCTCATGCCGAATAGCGACGACCACCCTGTGCTCAGCGACCGCGAGCGGCTTGAGCGGCTGCGGCTGCTGCGCGAGCTAGCGCTGCCGGATGAGGTCGTCTGGGAGCTGGCGGGTTTCTCTCAAGACGAAATTGACCGCATGCGCGCGCTGAACCATACTTCCGCGCTGCTGGACGCGTCCTCTAATGCCGTCGAACCGAAGCTCCCTTAGGCTCACGGAGGATTATCGGGCCAAGCTGACAGCCCTTTCGGAGGATGCGCAGCAGGCGGCGCGCTCGAGCTGGGGCAGGCTGGATTACGACAACCTCAGCAGCAGCTACGTTCCGCTCGGCGACGCAATCGCGCGGGCGGTAGAGCGCGGCCAGCGCGAGGCGGTCTACTTGACGGCGGGCTATTTGGGGGCCTTCCTCAGCAGTGAGCTAGGCCAGCGCGTCAGCCCTCCGACCGTCAGGCCGAACGGATACGTAGGTAAGTCATTCCGGGGCGAGCCGCTGCGCCCAACCTTGGACAAGCCGCTAATCGCCACGCTGGTTGCAATCCGCGAGGTTCAGCAAGACCCGCTCGGGATTGGCCTGCGGGCGCTGCTGGCCAACGTCGATTTGGACGTAAAGCAGGCGGCCCGGCAGGCGCTCATCGATGAGATTGAGGCGGACGAGCGCATTGACGGATTCATTCGCTCGGTGCGTGGTACCTGCCCGGCCTGCGCCTCCAAGGCGGGCGCAGACGGCCATACCAAATTCCCAGTACATCCACACTGTCAGTGCATTGGTGAACCAAACGTCAAGGTACCGGACAACAAGAGGAATCAGCGGCTCTCCGGCGAGCAGCGCTTTGACCGGATGTCGTATCAGGAGCAGGACGAGCTGCTGGGGCCTGATTTGGCGCAGGCGGTACGCGACAACCGGGTCAAGCTGGCGGATCTCGGGAGTATCAGCGCGGACGGCAAATTCCTGACCAACCTCTCGATACAGGAGGCCTTGGCAGAGCATTTGGCGGAGCGCTCGCCGCTGGGCTTCCGCGCTCGGATTGGGCGCGTCACCAAAGGCATTGACCCGGATAAGCCCAAGCAGCCGGTCAATAGCCTGGACGAGATTTACGCGCGAGCCGATGCTGAGAACCGGGCGCTGGAGGAATTCCTAGACCTCGGTAGGGGCGTGTCAAGAGAGCTAGGGGCGGGCGAGCTACGCGCGGCCGAGGGGAATTTCATCGAGCGCGCGGCGGCTCTATCCGCAGAGGAGCGCCCGCAGGTCATCATCGCTCCGATCAAAAAGCGCGCGACGGCTGAGGCCAAGCTGGCGGCCAAGCACAAACAGCCGCAGGACCTTAGAG